GGTTTTGCCTTACTTTCTTTATCAGAAAGAAACTTAGTATTCATATTTGCTAAACGTGTAAGATTTTTATGACTCATTTTACTACCTAACTAGAATCCCATAAACCCGCCAGAGCCTAAACCAATTTTAAGAATGTCTGTTACAAAGCCACCAACTGCAGCACTTGATTCATAGTCACCCTTAATTTTTTGTACGTCTTTACTTGAATCTGCATTAATATGTGCTACTGCTAATTGCATAGCACGTTGTGCTTCATTCTCTGCAGTGGTCCATGCCCATTCCATTGTATCTGCATAGTAAGACCACATATTATTATATGCTGAATCTGACATACCAAGTATAGCTGCTGCATTGATTTCATTAGCACGGTTAACTGCGGCTGTATCTGCTGTAGCAATCTGTCTACGCCATTGTGCATTTGACTGTGCAATCACTGTCTGGTTCTGTGCGTTAAACTGGTCACGTTGATTGTTCATTTCAGCATTAAATCGCTCTACTGTATTACGCTGACCTGCATTAAACTGTGACTGTGCATTTTGCTGCGCTGCATTAAACTGTGATGTTTGTTGTGCTAGATTAGCAAAGAACTGGTCAGTTTGATTCTGACTCGTAGCATTAAATTGCTTTGCTGCATTAGTAGCTGCTTGGTCTGTAAACAAAGACTGTGTACGCTGTTGTGCTTTGAACAACTCTGTCTGCTGCTGGTTAGACAGGTTAGCCATATCAGTCTGTAAAAATGTCTGTGCGTTTTGTACTGCTGCTTGCTGTCGGTTGTTTAAGTTAGATGCATCCATCTGTCCTAATGCAGCAGCCTCTGCCATAACCATTGCTTGTGAGTTAGACAGGTTGTTAAGGTTCATAGTATTTACAGCACGAGAGTTTTCTAGCTGTACCTGCTGTTCAGCAGTGAAGTTCATGTTAGCTATATCACCAATACGTGCAGAGTTTTGTACACGTGACTGGAATGCTTGGTCAAACTCCTGACCCATGAATGTGGCACGTTGCTGTGCAGATAGCATAGCACGTTGTTGGCGATTAGATAGGTTCTGTGCCTCAAACTGTGCAGTTACTGCTGCATCAGCCTGTGCAATAGGCAGTGCAGCTTCTAGTGTAGCCTGTACAATAGCCTGACCAGCGAGGCTACTTGCACCTAGTCCACGTGCAGCCATAGCTGCTGTAGCATTACGCATAGCACCTGCTGCCCATGAAGGTGGGTTACTGGCATCAAAGTTAGCAGTAAGTGATGCAAGTTGTCCCTGCACTGTAGCTTGTACAGAAGGTGTAGCTGTTGCTGCTTGTACTTGCTCTGTAAAGGCAGCGGCAGTTTGTGCATCAGCAGCACCTGTAATTAATTCACCAGCTTGAATGTTTCTTTGTACTGGATTATCAATAAGTGTGGCTGTACCCTGTGCAGCAGATAGATTACTTACACTAGAAGCAAGTTGTTGTTCTGCGAGTACTTTTGCTCGTGGGTCATTTGGGTCTGCCTGTGCAGCTTGCGTTGCGTTTACAGCAGCATCTATTTTAGGTGCGACTTGAGTAGCATCCATTAGTGATGTATCTGTTTTTTGTGGCATCGCGGAAGTCGTGCTACTAGCCATAGCGGTAGGTACAGCTACTGCACCTCTAACTTGTCCCATATTTGGATTTATATATTGACCAGATTCAGATGGTGTCATAGCAGCCTGTGTTACACCACCTTGAGGCAGTGCGGGATTAAACATACGTTGAGTTGTAGCGTCACCAATAGTAGTAGGTGCAGTCGGCGCACGACCTAAACCTTCGCGCATTGCAACTGCTAGTGGGTCTGTTGATGTGTAAACTGATGGGTCAATTGGATTATCATTATATGTACCACCAGCAGGTAAAGGTGGTTGACCTGTAAATGGAATACGACTACCCGGCCCATCTTCAGGTATTATACGTGGGTCAATCACAGCACCACCCGTCTGCATCTTTACTAAGCCACCCTGCGCCATCTGTTGTGGTTGTTGTTGTGTTATGTCCATAATAGGTTGCTGTTGTTCATTGTCCCCCCTATACAAATTAGCTTGATATGGTATAAAAGGTTGAATAGCATACATTGATGGCATTGTGCCACCACCTGTTGTGTATGTACCTGCCTCTGGATTATATGTAGGTGGCTGATACATAGGTGGACTTTGTATAGGTTGCGATATAGGTTGCGATATAGGTTGATACGCAGGTGGTCTCTGCATAGGTTGTCCTACAATTGGCCTTTGTCCGGGGTCTGGCTGCGGCTGTGGGTCTGGCTGCGGCTGTGGGTTTGGCTGTGGTGCTACAGGTACATCTGTAATAGGCTCTGGTGTTATTCCGACAGGTGGTGTAGGCTCTGGTGTAGGCTCTGGTGTAGGCTCTGGTGTAGGCTTTGGTGTAGGCTCTTTAGGTAATTTACTAAATCCTTCTTCCCTACTTTTAATTTTCTCAAATTGTTCGGTACGTTTTAAATAATCTGTGTAGAAACGAGCCATAGTAGCGGTACGTGGACCGTTACCAAAACCATACGCATCCTCTATTACTACGGCTGGTTGAGCGGCATTATGAGGATTATCTACTAAAAACTTTTTAAACTCTTCAGAGTTAAAAAATTCTTTATCTGCACCGCTTTCAATACCCCTTTCACGTAGGAAGTTTATATCTTTTTGACGCATTTCCTCTTGAAAATTAGTTAAATCTGATTCTTTTTTCAGCTTTTCTTGTTCTTTTTGAAAAGCATCAAATTCTCCACGTGCTTTTTCTAAATCTTTTTTTGCTTGTGTATACGCAGCATATTGTAAAGCAGCTTGCCTACCTTCTGCACCGTCTAAGCGAATGGCTCCGGTTTTTCCATCGCCATATTGATACGTTAACTGAGGCATACGACCATGTCTTTCGCTATCACGAACATTATATGTTGTGTTATCTAAATTTATACCATTTAACATTCTATTTTTATTTACAGTATCTTGTAAGTTTGCAATTCTATCTTGAAATGTTTTTGATTTATCAGGAAGCATACCACCCGTCTGCATCTTACGTACCATACCACCTTTAGCCATCTGCTGTGCAGCTTGGACAAAGCCATTCATACGTGCCTGACGTGCTGGGTCTTGTTCAATATACTGCTGGAACTGGCCCATGTCACCAGAGTAACCCATAGCGTTTGCAATCTTATTCATTGCTTCAGGTTTAAATGCTTTGAACATCGCCATATTAATTCATTCCTATAAATACTGTAACTACCATAGCCACTACCATAATTGTACTGCCCATAATCATTGCTTCTAAACGCCACATGCGCTTGTCCAGACCATCAAGTTTACCATGCACCAACTCACGAAACATGGCACATTCTTTTTCATGTGCATCCAGTTCCATCTGTACCTTCAGTGCAGGTTCTACTTGCTGTGTCATTTTCATTATGTCTCCAATGCCGCGATACGGGCTTCTAATGCTATAATTGTTGCTTGCTGCTCTTGGATAGCCTTGATACACAGCGACACCATATTGCTATATGCTAGTGCATCTGGCTCATCGTTATCGTTGTAGGTAACAAACTCTGTGAGGCCAGCATCGTGAACTTCTTCAGCAATTAAGCCACCAAATACTGTGTCGCCATCGTTGTTGCCTTTGTAGGTGACTGGACGCAGTGCAAGTAACTCTGTTAAACCGTGTGTCGCATCTTCTATTGAATTTTTATAACGTCTAGATGACGTAGACCTTTGTAGCGTCCCTGCCGAACTGACAAATACATTTGCTCCACTGCCTGTTGTTAGGTTGTATACTCCCGGAACTACAAGATAACCATTACTACTTGTTATTTTTAAACGAGTTGTTCCGCTGATACCTGTTTCACGTATTGTAAATGCGCCATTATCTACGCCTTGGTCGCCTACTTGAAGTGTAAAAGTAGCACCACCACCAGCCGTGTTTGTTAGTGCAATACCATATCCAGAGGAATTGTTCGTTCCATCAGTATCAATATTTAGTCTTGCTCTTGTTGTTGTAGTTGTAGAAATGCCCACGTTGCCACTGTTGTCGATGCGCATACGTTCTGATTGAGAACCTGCATTTGACGTAGAGAATGTTAAATAACTTGAGTTATTTGCACCAGACGTTCCGCTAAGTATTTTAGACAAGGTTGAGTCAACATTGTTCCCAAAGTGAATTGCGCCAAGATTGTCGGTGGTATTGTTATTGTTGACTTGCAAATACAGTTCTGCGCCATTGGAGTTGGTGTCTCCAGTGATGTCCACAGAACCTGCCACTGAAACCAAACCATCATCTCTCACAGAAAACTTAGGTGAAAGACTGGAGTTATAACAAACAAGAATTGACGAACCGCTACCATCTGTTGCACCAGCCACGGTCAGTGCGCGTGTGCTAGCTATCGCGTCAACTCCAATAGACGCATGACCTGTGATAGCTGTATCGCCAGTGACATCCACGCCTGTGGCGGTGGTGGCAAGTTTGGCTGACCCATCATAATAAATATTTACTGCGCCATCTGTGTTGGCGAGTATCATATTTTCACCGTCGTCCTTTTGTATTCGGACAGCAGTGCCGTTCGACATAATTTTTAATTCGCCACCGCCATTATCATAAATGCGACTATGGCTACCATCGTGATAAATCTGCAAGTCAGACCCAGCACCGAAGATGGCCTTGTCGTTGTCAGCAAATGTAGCATTGCCAGTTACAGCAACGCCTGTGGCGGTGGTGGCGAGTTTGGCTACGTTGTTGTGGTAAAGCGTGACTGCACCATCAGCCGCCCCCAACATCACGCTTTCAGTGCCAGCAGCATTTTTTACACTCAACGCATCTGTTTGAATAAACAAAGTGCCTGTGTCGTTATCAAGAAAAGCGTTGTTGCCGTTATGAAATAGCGACATATCACTGTCAGCACCAAACACGGCCTTGTCGCTGTCGCCAAAGTTGATGTCGCCAGTTGTGGTCAGGCCAGTAACAGTTGTTGCGCCTGTAAATGCAGTTGTACCAGTGACACTTAAATTACCACCCACACTAAAGTCACTATTTACATTACCACTAAACACACTGAAGACATCATACACGACAATCTCAACTACATCAGATGCAGTCAGTGCAGACAAGCCAGCAATGGTATTCGCTGTACTTGTGTTGTAGTCCGTACCAGCTACTAGGGTCACACCATTCAAGTTAACGTCAACATAGTTGCCATCAGTGAATGTCAGGGTGCCACCTGTCAGCGCACCGCTGATTGATGTCTCACCGCCTGATGCAGTGAAGTAGTACCGATTACGTACACCCTGTGATGGTGATTTTCCTAAGTATGCCATTAATAGTTCTCCGGGTTATTATTCGGCAGTGTAGCCGTTACCAGCCGTGATAGCAGCATTAACCGCAGTCATATCCTCATCTGTCCAGTAGTCTTTAGCTACCATCAGTTCCAGATGCTCAACATTCCTGTCTACGCAATCCTGCTTATCTGCGGCATCATCTTCTGCCATAGCTGTGCCAGCAATAACAGCAGTGATAAGGTCAACGCTGTGACCCATTGCTGTGTAATTTTGTGCGATTTGTTCTGCTGTTAGTTCGTCCATTTAAGCCTCCAATGCTACGATGCGTGTTTCAAGCGCATCAATCTTTGTTAGTGCTTCCTGCAACGCTGCGGTTAGCAGTGGCACAAGTTTGCTTTGGTCAATGCCTTGATATTCTGGGTTGCCATCTGCATCTACTGCATCTTTTGCGCCTGTAATAGCCTCTGGCACAATGTCAGCAACTTCGTGTGCAAGGAAGCCATCAACGGTCTTGTCGGCATCTACAATGAAGTTAAATCGCTTTGGTGCAAGCTGTTGAACACGGTCTGCTGCGCCTGTCAGGTCGGTTACATTTTCTTTGAGGCGGTAATCGGATGAGGTGTTGTAAGCAGTGCTTGAGCCAGTGACTGAGATAGACCCGACAGTGGTTGCGCTTTTTTGGAATAGCGCAAGGCTACCATCACTGGTTTGTCTATTCAAAATAAGCGCGTGATTGCCATCTCTAACTACACTTAATTCACCAGCAGGTTTGAATTGTAGTCCAGCGGTTGTACCACTAAGAGACGTCTTCCCAACCAGCAGATTGCCACTAGTATCAACAACAGCACGAGGATTACCAGCACCATCCGACAGCACGATGTAGTTGCTGGATGTGCGGATGTCTAGGCCGCCGCCGTTGCCACTATATGCACCAATAACAGTGTTGTCAGAGCCAGTTGTAATTAGATAACCAGCCTGTCTACCTACGAATGTGTTAGTCGTGCCTGTAGTCACAGACTCACCAGCACCTTGACCAACGGCAGTGTTGCGCTGGCCTGTTGATGCTGTAAGTGCATTATAACCTACGGCAGTGCTATTAGATGCTGTTGTGTTTGCGTCAAGTGCTTGATAGCCTAAAGCCGTATTACTTGCGCCAGTGGTGTTTGCGGTGAGTGCGGAATCACCAACAGCGGTATTATTCGATGCGGTAGTGTTTGCGTCTAAAGAAGCCGTACCAACTGCTACGTTATTAGTACCTGTCGTGTTTACTAGCAGTGCATTATTTCCAACTGCAACATTTCCATCTGCTGTAGTATTAGCACCAAGTGCGTTCCTACCAACTGCGGTGTTAAATTCACCTTCTGTATTAGAGTCTAAAGCAGTATAACCCACTGCTGTATTCTTTGTGCCTATGGTGTTTCTTAGTAAGGCTTGATAACCCACTGCGGTGTTTTCGGATGCGGTGGTATTTGCGCTGAGTGCCTGATAACCAACCGCAGTGTTGTTAGATGCAGTGGTGTTTGCGTCAAGTGCAAACGTGCCAACAGCAGTATTACTAGCACCAGTAGTGTTTACACCAAGCGCATTTGCACCAATGCCCACATTATAACTAGCCGTAGTCGCGGCATCCAAAACAGACTGCCCGACAGCCGTGTTTTGGATTCCTGTTGTGTTTAAAAGAAGCGCATTATAGCCAACAGCCGTATTGTTGTCTGCTGTAGTAGCTGTCTTTAATGCGTCACGCCCAACAGCCGTGTTATTGTTGCCATCAATATTATTAGCAAGTGCTGTACGACCTACGGCAGTGTTGTTTGCACCTGTGGTATTGTCTTCCAGTGCAGCAGCACCAACAGCCGTGTTGTTGTCAGCGGTGGTGTTGGAGCCTAGAGAAAGATAACCCAGAGCAGTGTTTTGTGTGCCAGTAGTGTTTTGATACGCCGCACCACCACCAACTGCTGTATTAAATTGAGCCGCATTATTTTGTAACGCCGTATGTCCTAAAGCCGTACTGCCATTTGTTGAATTAGAGACAGTCATAGATTGATTGCCAATGGCAGTATTATACGACCCAGTTGTAGAGTCTAATGCACCATCACCCAACGCTACGTTGCCTGTGCCTGTCGGGTAGTTGCCGTCCAGCTTGATTGTGCCGCTATCCTGCGAGATGTTACCACCAATAGTGATATTGTCTACAGTAACGGTGCCACTGAAGTCCTTATCGGCTGCATCTGCTAAGTCTCTTGCTCTAGTCACGGCTACGTTCTCCTAAAATTACCAGCTTGATGGTACTTTGCCTACGATAGACGGTGTTGCCATTTCAGCAATCTGTGCATCAAGTAATGTCTGCACTTCTTCTTCAGTCTTTGTCATGTCAGCCAAGACCTTTGCCTTGCACCAGTCTTGTGTAACACTCTCAAATGCAATGAAGTCTGCATCGTCATCTACCTCAACACCAGTAGTGCCGTACATAGATGTTGACAGGTAATTGTTATCAGCGTCTTGCTCACTGTCACTAACAGCAGTGATGCGCCAGTGGATTGTCTTGATTACGTCTGACAAGTCACCTTCCGTGGGTGCTGTGTCTAGTGTCGGGAAATCCCAAGTATATGTGTTAGCCATTTTCTACTCCTGTTAGTTGGCCCCAGCAGTCAGCCTATTTTTACAGCAACGGTGTGTTGACTACTGCCTAATTTCCACACTTTGCCAATTGCTACAGAGTATTGTTCAAAAGTTGGGGAGGTCACTGCTACTGCTTCAATACCGCCATCTGACTTTGCTTGCGCTATAACAAAGTCACCAACTTTAGTAATGCCAGTAATGGTGCAGGGAACCTGACCACTAAACGCAATACGGTCAACTGTTTGCCTCGCAGCCTCTAGCGCATCGCCTTCCAATGTTGTCTGATTACCATCAGCGTCAGTTGAAGCAATACTCCATACATCACCTCCAACATATGACGGGTCTGTTGATTTAATTACAAAGCTGTGTGCGTTAGCAAATACGTCAGTTAGCTTGCCATCTGCGTCAACTCCGCACACTGCACCTTTTGCAATAGTGCCGCAACCATCAGCTTTAGTCATGTATTCAGCGTAGTCAGCACCGCTAGCATTAACTGTACCACCAGCATTGATTGCTCTGCTTGTAGCATTCATGCCCCGCACTTTTAAAGTGGCATTTGCTGCGTTTGGTGTCTGACCACCTTCGTTTGCGTTAAACACGCCAAAGTATTCAGTGGGAGATGTATCAGCAATTCTAATAGCTTGCAACGCAGTTGTGTTTCCACACAGAATGTCTAAGACATGTGAAGGACTCCGACCAATGCCAACTTTGCCTGACGCATCAACAGAAACAGCCTCAAGACCAGTACCTACATAAAGTCCAAGCGTTGTACCAGCCGCACCGCCGCCAGTGCTTCCAATTCTGGCTTTACCACTAGTAAAGTCTATAAAGGAACGCTGACCACCAGCCGCAAAATTACCATCAGAACCCGTCACGCTGATTGAGCCAGCCCCTCCAGCAACAGTTAATTTACTTTGCGCTATTGGCGAACTCGTCCCAATGCCCACACTGCCACTGCTGTCGATACGCATACGTTCTGTGTTGTTAGTGCCGAATATCAGCGGATTGTTAGACACATTTTTAAGAGTGCTTCCACCATTGCTTGCAAGAAGCTGAACAGTATCTGTGTTTACTAGCTGTAGAACACCAGTGCCACGAACATCTAGTTGAACACCTCCGCTTGGCGAACTCGTCCCGATTCCGACCAATCCCGCCGATGTGATGCGGAATTTTTCACTGCCCTCATAGTCAACTGTCAGTCCGGTCTGTTCAGCGTTGATGTCCCAGTTCAAAGTGCTTGATGCGCTGGATGACAATGCAAACTTTAGCGAAGCCTCGTTGTAGCTACCCGGCGTTGAATTGTGGCTTTGCACCTGTATTGCGTTGCTTGCGCCCGACTTGTACAGCGACAGTTGCTCCGATGGCGAAGTCGTCCCAATACCAACATTACCGCTGCTGTTGATGCGCATACGTTCTGTTGGAGTTGCGCTGTTCGTTCCTGTGCCAAAGATGAAGTTACCAGAACCATCATTATGTATACGGCTATCAAGACCGCCACTAGGAACGCTAAACAATAGCTGTGGGGTTGATGCTGCAATCTCCAACAGCCCTTCTGTTGTTTGGTCGCCAGATACTACCAATGTTCTATATGGCGAACTCGTGCCAATGCCAACCCGATTGTTAGTCGAATCTACGACAAGCGTAGTGGTGTCAATAACAGCATCGCCAGTGACAGTCAGTTCATCTGCTGTGTTAAATCTTGATATACCTGAACCGATATAAGCCATTATTATTCCTTACGTAATTTCAAGAATAGACAAAGCAACGTCTGCGCTAGATGCAACATTTGACGTAACTTTTAAGACATCACTTGCATTCATTACTACTTTTTGTTCACCGCCCACAACAACAAGGCTGCTACCCACAGGAATAGGTGCATCCTTTATAATATAGATATTGTCACCGTCATTGTTTTCAAGCTGTACATCTACCTCAATTTGTGCAGTGTGTATGTTAGCAATCGACATGCCAATGATTGTTGTTTCGGTAGAACCAGCACCAGTATGAATCGTAGCAGGGGATGTACCCACTGCAGTGTCTGTCACCAGTTTAAATGAGTTTGCCATTTATTTCTCCAATTATGTATAATTATACCACAATCATACGGATTTGTCAAGCATATTATCCTAGTGCGATTGCTAAAGCCACCGCTGCATTATCTGCTGCTGTTGCTGCAAAAGCTGTTGTAGCAATTGTTGTATTGTTTGTACCAGCAGATTGCGTAGTACCCGTAACTGTGCTTGACAGTGAGCCACCATTAATAGTGGGGCTAGTCAGGGTTTTATTTGTAAGTGTCTGTGTACCTGTAAGTGTTGTTACTGTGCTGTCAATTGCAATATCATCAGCATTAGCAGTAATACCTGTACCACCAATCACATTCAATGTAACATCACCAGATGTACCACCACCTGTCATACCAGAGCCAGCAACTACAGATGTAATGTCACCGACAGGTACAGTAGCTACTTGTGTATCTACGTATGCTTTGATTGACTGTTGTGTTGCAAGATGAGTAGCACTGTTAGATGCCATATTGTCTTCATCTTTTATAGAAGTTCCACTTATTGTACCGTTTAATACAGCACTTGTCAAGGTTTTATTTGTAAGAGTTTGTGACCCTGTTAGTGTAGCTACCGTGCTATCAATAGCAAAGGTCATTGTCTGTGATGACCCTGTTGTATCAATACCTGTGCCACCTGTGAATGTTAGGGATTGACTGTCAAGGTCTACACTCTGTGCGCCTCCACTGTCACCAGAAAAATCAAAGTCTTGTGCAGTTACTTGACTATCTACATATGCCTTAATAGACTGCTGTGTAGCCAGATGGCTTGCGCTGTCTGAAGCCATGTTATCTTCATCTTTAATAGATGTACCACTGACTGCACCGTTAAGTACGCCAGTAGTAATAGTTGGGCTTGTAAGAGTTTTATTGGTGAGTGTATCAGTCGTAGCACGGCCTACAAGCGTGTCTGTGCTTGTAGGTAAGGTAAGAGTACCTGAGTTACTGATAGAGGAGATGACGGGCGTTGTAAGCGTCTTGTTGGTGAGTGTCTGTGTTCCAGCGAGTGTGGTTACAGTTGAGTCAATAGCAAAAGTAACAGCATTACCTGAACCAGAAGTATCAATCCCTGTACCACCTGTAAGCGTAAAAGTCTCGCTGTCAAGGTCAATAGAGAGAACACCACCGCTATCTGCTTGGAAGTCAAGGTCTTGCGCTGTGACTTGGGCATCTACATAAGCCTTAATAGATTGTTGCGTGGCGAGTTTAGTCGCACTATTAGAAGACATGTCATCTTCATCTTTAATGCCTGTGACAGTGGCTCCATCACCTGCAATGTTTATGCTTGTGTTAGCTACGATTGTTGTGCCTGTAATAGCAGCAGCAGATGCCCCACCAATTACTGCACCATCAATTGTACCACCGTTGATATCAGCAGTGTCAGCTATAAGTGCGTCAATGTTGGCTGTGCCATCAATAAACAAGTCTTTAAACTCTGTGCCGGATGCACCCAAGTCAATATCGTTATCTGTTACAGGAACAATGGCACCGTCTTGAAAGCGTATTTGTTCTGTTGAACTTGCACCTACATCTACAAAAACACCAATACGATTGTTTGTATCACTAACTACAACTTTGTTAAGTGGGGTGGTAACACCGGGGTCTCCAATCAAACCTATGACTGGACCTTCTGCGGCTGTACCATCGTGTTTATGACCTGATGTATTATTAAATGTTGCTAGTAGCTGGTCAAATTCATCATTGCTATCAGCAGCATCAATAACGTCACCGTCAGTGTACGTAGATTGCCTAGTATAACCTGCCATTATCTTCTTGCTCCCGCATTAAATTCTAACTGAAAACCTTTTAGTGTGTATACAGAAGATTCAGCGTTGTCCACTACCCGTAGTGCAACTGCAAATCCACTACCTTCAATTGGTTGTCTAACAAGTGGATTAGCTTGACCACCGTAAGTAACTGTTCCATACGTTCCTGTACCATACAATGCAACAATAGATGAACTGTCAAAAGGATAAGCTGCTGGTCTAGCTACATTAGGAGATTCATAGTCATACCTAATAAACAAATCAGAATTAATAACACCCGTAGGTGCATAGTTAATAATTACACGCTGAAATGTTTTTCTTATACCAGCATCACCCATAGTTAAATCAGGTGAACGATAACGCCCTACTATAGCTGTGCTATCAAAAGTGTTACCTTGTTCTTGCCGATATACATAACCATCAAAGCCACCATGCAAAACGTAAGACTCACCTTGTACAGTTAAAAAATCAGTACATGCAGGTTGTATACCTTCTATTTCAGAAAACTCAAACCCTTTTTCTTTAAGTACAGTTACAATACCTTTTGTTCGTTGTTGACTATCTTTAGCTGTATTAGTCATAAATAATCGGTATTGAGTTTTACCCGGAATAACAACACTATCAAATTGGCTAATGTCAGGTATGTTAGCAAATCTTTCTTGAATAGGTTTACTAATAGCACCCAAATTAACATCGTTGATTTTTTCAGTAGCTGCTACTGTACGTAATCCATCTTTACCTAAAAATAGTATTTCCCCAGCTAGTTCTTGTATAGTAAACCCGTTAGCGCAACCTATGTCTCTAGTTACTGGCTGTACCTGAAAATCTGCAATTGTATTTCCTATAAGACGAAATATTCTTTCTTCACAAAAAATAAATAACTCATTACGAAAAGGAAACAATCCTGTTATTCTGCTATCTACTCTTATTGCACCTGCACCATTAGCAGTGTTAAAGTCATTATCTGTATAAGGTGCAGTAAATACAAGTTCTTCTACATTAGCACTATGACCAGCAAAGAAAAAAGCATTTTTATAACCAATTACAAACTTAGGATTAGCAGGTGCGCCAGTAGTATTCAGGTCAGTTACAGTGCTTCCATCATATTTTGATGCATGATTTGCGCCATCAGCCCAAATAATATGTTCTGTTCCATTTAAGTTATATCTAAAATGCGTGTATTTACCGGCACCAGTCCTGCCTGTATCAATAGCTGTCCATGAACCTGTAGTACCAGCTTTATATACACTTGTTCCTCTAGCTGCTATAACACTATTGTTACCTGCAAAAAAAGCAGCCATAAGTACAGGCTCATTAGAAGATGATGTTTGTGGAACTACATTAGGATTCCATTTTAAATAGCCTTCTATTCTTCTATATCCACCACGAATATCAGGTTCAAAGTTAAGTAGTTCAAGAGCCATACCGGGAGCCATGTTAAAGGTAGGCTGGTCAAGAACTAAGCCCCCTTCTAATGGAAAGTAATATGGGTTGAGGCCAGTTTCATCTGCCATGTAAAACCTCTAAAATCTACCAGCAATAGTACTAGCACCATATCTTTGTGAGTATGGAATATATGTAGACCTAACATAGTCAGCACGGTTAAGCAAAATAGTTTGCATCTGTTTAATGCCTTCTTCAAATCGTGAAAAGTTAATGCCATACTGTTGTGCTTCTCCACGATACTGATAAGCATATGCAGTTGCACCATCCACAATTACCTGTCGGTACTGTTCAGGTACAGTTGGTACATCTGTTGCGGCTGTCAGTAAAGTAGGCTTTTTGTAATATTCATATTTTAATTCATAGGCTTTATCAGGATATGGATACAAGCCGTAGTTATTATCTGGTGTGCGGAATACATAGATAGGAACTGCACCTACATCAGATGTAGTTTCTTGGTCAATATATTTTTGTGTATATTCTTTGTAGTCTAAAATACGTAGGGTAATTCCTGATACAGCCAGAGTGTCATCTTTACTAATTCTAAATGTGTCATAATCAATTGACTGTGTATCGGTTGGAACCGTATATCGTGTTTGCCCAGCTACTAATGTCTGTGTTTGTGTAGCGTGGGTAAAAGGCCAGCCAAATTCGCGCTGGTTAATATAATTAATAGAATCATTAACAGCATTCTTACATTGTACTTGAAAGCCCCTAGCTGTAGCAAAATTAGCTGCAGTAAGAGATACCTCGTTCATACGAGCAAGTACTTCATTAGTAATGTCTAGGTAAGTATATGCCATCGTGCATCCTTATAAAGAAAGAAAGTAAAGGGGCAAGTTGCCCTGCCCCAATACTATGTTATTTAAGCAAAGTCACGTGCTACTTCTTGAGCAGTCAAATCACCTTCATCATTACAATCCATGATGACAGCCCAGATACGGAGTTTACCCGTAGTCACTGCGCCACCTGAAAGTGTAACAAGTTTAAGGTCGATGTTATCATCAGCAACAGCCATTCGTGGAGAATAGGCTGCTGGATTCTGTGCTACAACACCTGCTGCTGAAGTTCCATCAAAACCGTCAATGAAATCTTCTGCAGCAATCATGCCAAGGTCTACAGTAAGAGTAGAACCATCGGAAGCAGTATCAACTTCGATACCTGCATTCATCACCATCATTCCTTTTTTAACAGCAATTACTGGAATGACATCGCCAGCAGCAAGTGCGCTACCTTTGTCAGACAGTGCTGTTGCAAAGTCAAATGTGGTTTGAACCATGTATGGGTTGCGACCACGCTGCGAGTTGCCACGTGCCGCTTGGAGTGTATTATCACCTAGTGCCATAATTCAATCTCCTCTACAGCAAGCAGTATTTGGCGTTAACAAGTGCTTCAGGACGAAGAATCTTGCGGCCATACAGATGCATACCACGAACAATGTCAGCAAAGCTGTCCGGGTCGCGGTAAGTTTCAGTCTTGTTGATTTGGTCAGCAGTAGCAACGGCTGAAGAATGACCAGCAACAATCATGCCAAAGTTATTAGCATTAGTTCCACCTGTAGTAGATGGACCTGTACCAATAGAAGGCAGGTTGTTAGAGACATGGACTTTAAAGCCATGCAGGTTATTCAGAATCAAACCGTTTTGTAGACCAGCACCACCGAAGTCTGAATCAAACAAACGTGAGTCTTCATCTTTCAGCAGTTCAACAAACACTGGGTCAACTACCAACCAACGACCTTGTGAGTCCACGTTTTGCAGGTCAAGTTGGCGACCCATACGTGCAATCACTGTCAGTGGGTTAGCAACACCAGCAGTTGTTGGTACAGCTTCAGATGCGCGAGGCTTCAAGCCCACACAGTTAGCTGCGTTACCAGCATTGAAGTCAGCAGCAGTCAGTTTCATTGAGGCAAGAAGTTCATCTGTACCTGCTGTTGGAACTGAAACAGTACCGTTAACAATGTTGTTAACTACGTTAGCGTTGCCGCTAATTGCAGCTTGTTTGAAACCAGTCAAGTAGCCAAGAACATCTTGGTCAAACTGGTCAGCTAGGCGGTATGCAGCACGGTTACTTGAGAGAGACTCAAAGTTAATGTGCGAATGTGCTTCTTCAATGTCATCGACTTTAAATGCAAAGTAGTTTGCTTTGTCAACAGTCAGTGTGAAGTCTTCGTCATCAAGGTCTTGCGGTGTAATTGTAGTACCACGCTCGTATGCCTTAACGGTGATTTCTGGTTCTTTAATGATTTTAACTGAATCACCAAAGTTTGCGATTTCACCAAAGTAGTCGTTATTCGTAATTGCGTCACAAACAGCGGCCTTGCGGAATGCAAGCTGCACCTGTTTGGAGTAAATTACTGGGCTAAAATTGCCATTCGGCAAGTTGTTATAACCCGGTGCCCTTGGAAAAGCCATAATCCATCTCCTATTGTTTTGGATTTTTACAGATGCAAACAGTACAATTCTTGGCAGAGGCTGTCTAACGTAGGGTGTACTTTGTATAAAAGTTGCAACTAATATACTTAGTAGGCCATGTTATTCAGGTAATCTTAAAGATTTTTGTCGTTTGCGGATTGTTAGGTAAGCAAGGAGCGACCCTGCTTACACTACATATGAATATAGTTATACTTAAAAATAACTACTTGTCAACTCTTTTTTATCTAGCAGAACCAGATACATCATAAATAAACTTACCACTACGGATAGCATCCATGATTTCATCAGCATTCTTTTCGTATTCTTGTGCTGACATTCTTTCTACTTGAGATTCACGAAGGTAAGTAGAAGCCTCATCACTTTGCGGCTTACTCTTTTTACTTTTCGTAGTAACAGCTTCCGCTGCACCCTTGTCATTCTTGCTCTTAGTTGCCTTGCTAATTCCCTTGTCTGTTTTATACAAGTCGATTGCTCTGGCTGCTGAACGAGCATCACTATCGTTTTCATACAATGCATCTTGTACCCACTTAGGTTGTTCTTCTGCCCACTCGTGGAAGTCATCGCTGTCACGAATCTCGTCAAAGTCTGGATGCATCTGCATAAGTGTTGCTTCTGCTTTTTCCTTTGTTACAGAGTTTTGCATTTCGTCAATTACTTTAAGACGTTCTTCAAGTGCGCTAGACTGCTCACGTGCCTTCTTCATTGCAATTGTTTCTACGATAGCAGCTACATCTGGATAATCTGATGCCCACTGTTCAATGTCTTCATCAGACTTAGGCAGCTTCATTTCTTTTTTAGTAGCACTTTCTAATTGACTTTTAAGTGCAGCTAGTTCAGTTTTAAATTCTTCTGCTTGTTTCTGTTGATGTCGGCGTAAGTCAGAGTAACGCTTCTTAAATGTTTTTTCTTCTGCGCTAGTAGGTTCAGCTTCTACTTCCTCTACTTCACCATCACGTGCCTTTATTAGTTCTTCTAATTCTTCCTCATCACGCTTTACTCGTTCTTCTTGCGTATAAGGTTTATTCATAAAAGCAGTCTTTGGTGTTGACTGCATTTCTTCTGCCATTATTGTATCATTCATTGTAGTCTCCTTGTTGGGGCCACTGTAGCCACACTGTCGGGCGTAGGGAGTGAGTAGCCAACTAATTGTGGATTATTTTTTAGAAGCTAGTCCACCCTTCTTCATTTTCTTTTTAGCTTTAGGCTTTGGTCTATTAATTAAGCCGCCTTTAGCACGGCCTCTGTCACTCTCACTGCTATAACTTGAGCCGCCACCGCGATTGCCTTCACCACCATAACCACCACCATAATCACGGTCTCCACTATAACTTGAGCCACCACCGGGATTTCCATCACCACCAGATTGAGCATAGCCACCTGTTTTATCTCCTGCATTTAATGCAGCTTCATCTGCAGCTTTTTTATCTGCGGCACGTTGAGCAGCAGTATCTTGTCCTTCCCCGCTTTTTCTAGCACCGGGTAACTCAGATGGATTGATAACATTACCTTTGCTGTCTATATTACCTTTCTTTGCCTGTTCATCCTTTATATCTTTAATTTGCTTTGCAATTTTTCGTGCATCATTGTCATCTGTATTTTTTATTGCATTTTCAAATTCTTCTTGAATAGCTTTACTACCTAATTCTGTAATCTGATCTTGTACTTTTTCATAAAAATCTCTATCTTTTTTAATATTGTCTGGTAAAGCATCCATAAAATTTTTACCAAATGCAGTTTGATTTTTATATCTAGGATCAGAAATACTAGAAATAAGATTAAGAGGGTTCACAGAAGTGTCACCACCCCTAACTAACGTACCCGTTAGCGGGTCTAATAATTGACCACCTTTACCTATTATATAACCTGTACCTGTTGTTTTACCTATGCTATCTTCACCATATTTGCCAAATGTACCGCCTATACCTTCAAATACACCTTCTACTTCAGTAATTCCGAATAACTTAGATAAATCTTTTCTATTTTTAATGCGTTGTTTATCTGCAATTCTAGCTGCTCTTTCTTCTGGAGAATTATTATTATCTTCACGTACACTTGTAGTTTGAGGTGTTGTAGGTGTAGTCGCTACTTCTTCAGTTTTAGTAGCCTCTGGGTCTACAAATGTATATCCTTCTGGTACGGGGTCAAGTAGTTCACCTGTTGTTTTACTTTTACGTAACTTAATAACATTACCTGCTTCGTTAGTATATTCTACGTATTCAAAGTCTACACCCGGAATATTTTCTCCAACAAAACCTTTAAAAGTAGGAACTTCTGCAGGTGTATACACAGGAGCAGTAGGTACTGCAGCCTGTTGTGGTCGCATAGGCTGTACAAACTGCTGTGATGCTGCTTGTGTTGGAGCAGCCGCTACTCCTGTTGTTGGTGCAGTAGGAGCAGGGCTATAAAATACACCAGTATTAGGATTAGGAGTAGGCATACCACCAACTGCAAACTCTTGAGGAGTATTATACTCGTCTTCATCTTCCATGTCAAGGTCATTAATGTCAAAAGGTAAATCATCTGGTATAGTAGCTTCTTCACTATTACCCATCTGCCCCATTTCATCCATCATTTTCAAACCCATCTTAGCTTCTTGACGCATACGCATCAAGTTACCCAGACCAATAAAACGTACAACGTCAGCAGGAAATACAAACTCACCTTCACTAAGCTGTGCAGGAATGTCATCACGTACTTCTTCTTGTGTAGAACCGGGTGGCACATCATTACCAGATACAGGGTCTACTGTGCCGCCTTCGTCCATAAGACCGCCATCTTCAAACATGCTCATTTGTTCTTTCATAGGTACTGCTCCACCTTCTGCTAATCCAAGTAATTTTTGTACTGGTTTATACCGTAAAAAAGGTACATCTTTATATTTATTTTCTTCTTCGGGGGGTAAGTCAATAACACGTTCTTTAGGAAACTTACTTTTATTTTCGGGTAAAGGTATATCTTCGCCTGTATCTGCAATAGGCGCAGGTTGATTTATATTTTGATTTGTACCTTTAATTTCTTGAAAGTAAGGTTTTTCTGTAAATCTTTTTTCTCTAGGATTGTTTTTTCTAAAATTTGTTAATTTTGCTGCGCTGTCTAATAGTTTAGGTTGATTTCCTTTATTATATAAATTGCTAACAATAGAAGCATATTCATTGTGTTTTAGTCTGGATGTGTCTACACCTTTATTTTTTAACATTTTATTTATTTCAGTATCTATATATTTAGATACTAATTCTTCTTCTGCTTCAGGGTTATTTAATATATACCTATGATACTCTGTCGTAGTCATATCTTTTATTTCAGGATTAATTAATGCTGCTTTATTCTGTTGTATATGATATCTACCAACAGTATTACCCGCAGACTCTAATCCTAAATTTTGACCACCACTAGACTCTTCTCTAATTAAAAGATTTAAAGCTGCTCTTTTTTGAATTTGAGATAAATCTGCATCCTCAGAAATATCTGTTGGAAAAGCTGGATTAATATCTTCTGCATTATCTTTTTCTCTACTGCGCCTATTCACTAAACCTTGAACAACTTTACCCCCAGAACGTACAACATCCATATTGTCTAATGTATCTAGTAATAATTTACGGTCCATTTCAGATGGAGAAATAGGTACAGATATATCAGACATTATTAATTTCATCCCTAAGTTGTTTAAGTCTACGTAATACTGCTATTGCGCCTTGTTGTCTATGTAATGCAATAACATCTGTTGATTGTTCCATTACTTTATGATGTTGCTCAATTGCATCATCCAAGTAATTATTGAATGCCTCCCATTGGCGGTTGTTGCCCACCAGCGGCTTGAGGTTGCTGAGTATTTGCTTCTTGTCCATTTGCACTAAATCCCTGTTCACCCGGCATAGGAGCCTGTCCTACGCCTATTGTGCCTCCACCTGCACCTGTAGGGTCCATTGGGTTAGCACCCGCTGGTGCGCCTTCTTGCCCCGGTACAGGAGCAGGTGCTTGGAAGCCTTTCATAATCTCTGCTTGCAGAGCCGCTTCGTCCATATTGTTGGTTACTTTGTCAGGGTCTAAATCTAATGATGTAGCAATTTCACGAATTACATACTGAAACTTAGCAAAAGGTGCAAGTGCTGGGCTGCTTGCTACTTGTAAGAATTGCATCAGACGCTGGCTACGTACTTCGTTAGCCATAAGGCTTTCTGTACCACGTGCTTTAACTTCTAGGTCGCCTTTAATTTCTGGGTCAAAGTCAAACTGCATGTTAAAACGAAAGAAACCTTCGCCAATAGGACGCAAGAGATAATCATCTACGTTCTTTACTACAGTTTTAATGCTGCCAGAGGCTGCACCCATAAGCATAGAAATACCTGATGCAGTACGACCTACACCTGATATACCTGTTTGCCCATGTGCAAAACTAGGCAAGCCTGTTGATTCATCTGAAAGCTGACGTGCTTTGTCAAACAACATCATATTCTCACTGGATACGTTAGGAAACTTTGTACCAAAGATAGCCTGACCCGGTGCGCCGCCTTGTCTGCGGAATACCTTACCCGGATACAGTGACAAGTCTTGGCCCGGTACAAGATTAGTTTCATCCAGTTCCATAATCAAGTTGCCTGATAACACGGCGTTATCCACAGCCATACGCATAAAACCATTCATCAAGGTCTGCGTATCGTCCATGTTTTCTGCAATACCTACACCAAAGAATGAATAAGGGTTTAATTCATATGGTGCAGCATGGTATGGAATCTTAGCTGGCTTAAATGGGTTAAGAACCATACGAATAAGTTTGTCGTTACATATCCATACGTTTGCTTGTAATTCGTCAAAGTCTTTTAGTTCATCTGGAATATTGATGTCTTGGTCTTCCAGCATATCAATGTCAACTGTACCCCAATACTCAAGAACTTCAAAACGGTCAATAGCACTTTCAGGTGCATAATCAGACAAGTCATCTTCCCAGTATTTTTTAGTGTAGTTTTCACCAATAGAAATAACTTCATCAATAACTTGACCACGAAAGTATGGGCGTTTCTTTAGTCCACGCAACTGTGTACGAGACATTTTATGTCTTTCGATTACATATTGTGCATCGTCCATACTAGTAGCGTCTGGGTCAGGATAAAAATTCCATACTGATACATGTTGTATTTGTGGTACAGTTTTAAAACGTGGGTCGTACTCACCATCGTCATTCCAATTAGGATATTCTTTATCTACTGCAAATGGGCCTTTCATTACACCTGTACCAAACAAAGCCATTTCAAATGCAGAGTTACGCATATGTTTACTTGCACCAGACTCTTCTAACTGATCATGTATTTTCTTCTGCATTTTCTTAGCTGCAATCATCGCAGGACTAAAAGTAATTGCAGTAGGCGTTTTACCCGGACCTTCTTTTAATTTATCAGATACAGGTTCTAGTTTTTCTGTAAGAGAACCTAACTTTTCTTGCAAAGATACTGCAGTAGCACCCGGAGCCAAGTCATTACCGTCACCAGCAAAACCATACGGGCTAGATAATGCAGTTTCTCCACGTAGTTGTTCTGGTTCTTGTGGGTCAAAGCTAACAGATTCTACCACACCTTCTGGAAGTTCTGTTGGGTCTACGGTCAAAGGAAACTTTTGATTAGCAAATAGTACATCTACAACTTGACCGTATGCAGCTAATGTTTTTGTTTTAGTTACTTTAATAAATACACGAGACTTTTCTGCTTCCGTAAACTGCACGTCAGGCCCATACAAACCACGGTAGTTACGATAAGAACGTAACCAACGGTCTTCATCTTGTTCACGATAGTCTTCTGCTCGTTGATACTTTTCGTTAATATAAGGAATAATTGAAGAAAGTTCTGCATCCTCAACAATAGAATCATCAGTATCTTCTAATGCAATTGCATCGTCTTCAATCATAATTTCATCTTCAGCCATAGTTTTTTCCTTAATAACCAAATGTACTGTCTGCTACACGCATACCAGTGCTAGGTCTTCCCATTGGGTCGTAGTCAAATATACTAAATCTTGGTCTGGACATTATACCATATCTCAACGCATCATACAAGTGGTCTTCACTATGCGTATCAATGTCTTCTGGATTTTTCTTGTCCAAAGGGATGGACGGTAACTGTGATATGACATTTGTGCAGCTATTAAAGAATACAAGTCTAGGCTCCTCTGTAAATTCATCTACCTGTAAGCGTCTGTGTATTTCATTCTTACCTGCTACACGACTGCCTTTACTTCTGTCTGATGGTCTCCAACGACATCCCCTGCCAATCATTTGTTCTGCAAGGCTAGGGCCAGTATCCCCACGCTTATGCCACAAAGAAGAGTCAAGCACTCCATATTTAATATTACCATCGCCAGCTTCTAAGTCTAATATCATATCTGCCAAATCTGTGGCAAGGACTTTAGAAACGTATAGTTCTCTGTAAACAAAAAGTTGTTCATTAGGTGCAACAGCAAACCATATAACACCAGACTTACTCCCATAGCCATAGTCACAAGCACGAAACTTAACCCAATTGTTAGGTATATCGAAAGGCTCAACAACATGAATATGACGGTCAAACTCAGTAAATGCTGCACCTTCTTTAATATCCCAGTCACCTTCAAGAAGTTGTCTTCTTTGTTGTTCAGGCATGGAGAGTAGCATTGCTTCGTAATCACCCGACTCTGCCAAATAAGGATTGTCTGATAATCTTGCTGGGATAAATTTCCGTTTAAATAGTGCCTTCCCAGCTTTTGCATGTCCTGCTGGGTAGCGGAGTACTTCTCCTGTTTCTGTGTCTGTTGCATCGAATGCTCTATTGTAAGGTGCAGGGTCGATAAATGTTTTCTTAACCCAATGATGTCCCCGACCACCGGGGTTAGTTGTTGCTCTCATGTATATAGGCAAGTCAGGTGCAGTGGACCGTAGACGAGACCGCATGTAATTCCATGCGTATGGTGTGGCCCATTGGGTTAGTTCGTCAAAGCCTATCCAGCTAAACGCTAGACCCTGATAACGCAAGACATCATCATCTCTATCCAGATACGACATCCACAACCTTGCGCCAGATGGTGCGACCCACTGCATTTTTCTTTCTGACCATTTAATACCGGGCCAGATTTTTGGGTACAACTCCTGCGATTTAAATACAAGTTCTCGTAATTCTTCTGTTGTATGTCGCAGTAGCAATCCACTGAATGCAGGATGCCCCATGTAGCGTAGTGGGTCAGCTAACATGGCGTAAGACTTACCACCACCAGCACTACCACCATAAAGTACTTCTCGTTCTGCTGCAGCTAGAAAATCTGTCTGTGGACCACTATTAGGTTTAAATAGTACGTTAGCTGTTTCTTCAATAGCCTGTGTTTCATACTCAATAGGTTGTATCTCAACCGTTGGCTTTGGAGCCGGTTCTTTCTTCTTGGAGGGCTTTCGCTTTGGCGATTGCCGTTTCCGCATATTCTGCCCACTTGAGGAGGCTTTTAGCTTGGTTCTTACGTCTTCGCTCATTTTGTAACCGTTTCCTTAATCCCACGTGTGAAATGTATCTACCTGTATTTGTACTAAGCCAGTTAGCTACTTCACGATAACTATATTGATTTACGTGGCTACGTGCTTTTTCTAATAGGTCTAACTCTGTTGGTATAGGGTCAAGAATGTCGGGGTCTTCATCGTTCTGTTTATAGCCGAAAGGTACAGTCCTTGCAATGCGAGGTATTTGCACCCATTCGTTTTCTTCTTTAATGTCTGTTGGCTGTGGTAGTTTCCACTTGCCTATGTTTCGTGTCATTTGTTGGCCTAATAAATAATGTATCACAATCTAAACATATACGTCTGTTTTTGCCCTTACGTTTCATATTTTTAGTTACGCAGTTAGGGCAAGTATCTTTTTTTCTACCTTCTTTAATGGGTGCATCCCAATGAATAAAGCTAGTCATCATCCTCTACAATTGCTTTAGGTGGCATAAGCATTACACCGCCCGATGCTTCTACTTGCATCTTCTCAGTCTTAACCAATCCTGTACGGTCAAGTAGTTCTTTAGCTGCTGCCATCTTGTCACGAATGCCTAGTTCAGTTGGGTCATGTAGACCACCTACCATAGCCATCGCAGCCTTCGGCGCATTACGTGCCATGTACATTTGAGTTGCCTCAAGTATTTCTTCTTTAAGACCTTTAACAATTTCTGAAGTACTAGAAGTGTCAGCATATCCCGCCAGTTTCTTTGCTTGCACTAAGTCACCACCCGCTTCTTCAAAGAGGACGTTGAGTAGTGCTTGTTGTTTATCCGTTAGTTGTCTAGCCATTAAAACTCACCATTATGCATTGCGTTTGCTAATTTTGTACTACGTGATTTTACCTGAATTGCCCACCTACTGTCAAGCATTTCTTTTGCCGCAGCAATATAATTTTCTTCGTGGATAGCATTCCACATGTTTTTAAACTTACATAGACGTGGCACACCCATATTAAATGCCATATCCATAACTACAAGTTGACGTACAGCGTCTAGCTTGTTAACGCAAGGGTGCGCACGAACAAGTTCTTCTTCGACTATCTGCACGTCATTCTCTGCTAGATACATAGCATCAGCTTCAGTAATACCCATTGTGTGAACAATAGCCATATTAGGAATGTCCATCCAATCAAGTTCTTCTTTAGTAATGCCACGGTCTTCTAGGTTACGTCCGATACCAATAGTATCAATTCCAAGTGAGTCTTTATATACTTCAAGGCGTAGACCTTCATGCGCAATTAATTTTTTTATAAAGTCGTGTCTGTTATATTTCATTTTTCATGCCCCATCCATACCGCAAATGCACCTGTCATAGCCCCCGTGACTACACTTACTAGTGCTGCTTGCTGACTTGTTGGTTCTGGTAGTGACATGAACCATTCCACTACCCGCCAAGCCGATAGCGACATCCCAATCATCATCAGACGGGGTAGTATCTTCCACCGTAGAAATCTTTCCATTGTTACTTCTGCCACGATTTTTCCTCGCTTGTTCTTCTGTTGTTATGTCGTGCATACTCCACATCCGCATTAGGACTTCCCTTTACCAAACAACCTAGTAGCACTGCGTACACCAAAGCTGGCAGCAACAATAACACCAAGGCTATACTGATACCACTCAGGCATTGCGTTGAGTTGTTCAAATCCGTTTGCAACTACTTCTTCCATCCCCGGAATAAACGCCATAACGAGAGGAATAGAGAACAAAACGGTAAGCCACTCATCTTTCCACGAAGACTGACTTCCTTTAGCCATCTCCAAATCCCAGTCAAGTTCGCCTGTAGCTTTCTTTTCCATGATTGTAGCTTCAGCTTTAGCCCGTGCAACTTTTGCACCAGTTTCTGCTTTAGTCTTTTCAACTTTTCCATCTAACCAAGTTCCTGCTAGTTGTGTAATTGGACCAATTAATAAATTTAACATTAACCTCTCCGAAACTTTGCTGTTTTCTTTGCAATGCTTTTAGGTTGCTTTACAAATTGTTTACCCGCAGCTTTACCTTTTCTCTTGGCCTTAGTTGTAGCAGCATATTCGCTACTTGTCAAGGATTTAATTGCTGCAGCAGGTAAATAACGCTCTCCTGTCTTAGCAGAAGGCTTACCTGATTTAGTGCGCCAATCTTGTTTAGTCCAGTTAGCTAGGCTCTTCTGTGACTTTTTCATTACTTTTGTGACTCTCTAATTTTTTTAAATGTTTCTTGAATACTTGCAGGTTTTTCTTGTTTAGGGTCATATTTACATTGTATTTCATTTGGCACGTACTCTCCATAATCTATCCATACTTGGTCTACAGTATTATTTGCACCGTGATAAATACATACTTGTTGATTATTAATTGTCTCACAACCTTTAAGTCTGCAAGCTACATATTCAGGAAAAGTTTCTGCTTTAGCTTGCTTCGACATAAGAAATGCTACAAGCCCGTAAAGAATACTAGCGCAGACACATACCATTACAATCCATGCTATAATCTCTACAAATTTCTGTCTACGTTCACGTTGTTTGTACAGTGTCTCTTTACGTTGCTTACGTATCTGTCCTTCTGTACGAACAAGTTCATCCCATTTAGACCTGCCCAGTGTCATGCTAATCCACTGTTGTAGTTCGTACCGTTGTTGTTCTGCTTTAGTCTTGTTAGTAAATGCAAGTATGGCTTCTTGTTCTACTGATTGTCCAGCAAATAACTTTTTAAATATCGGAGGATTCTTAGCTTCTTTCTCTGCCTGTTCCAAATCAGACATGGCACCCATCCACCGTGACAAGTCACCTGACATTTGTTCAATGTCACGACCTATGGCAAAACCTTTTTTAATTGCACCGAAAGCAGCCGATGCTGTTGCCATTGCACTAATAGGGTCCATCAATATATCCTTACGTTGTCGGGGCTAACATACTTAGGTACGCAATATGCTGTGACCCTATCCTTTGGGTCTAAGTAGTCATAGTATAGGTAATTACCGTAGCGTTTAGATGTCTGACTAGCAAAGTAATTACATTCGTTTATATCTCTGAAATACATATCGCCGCTGGTTAGTTTGCGAAAGTCTCCTGTGCCTAAATAGACAAGAAGCAGAAATACATGTTCCATGTTATTTGTAGCCGCCACCTGCTGACTTGTAAGCCTTGGCAAGCATCTGGGCTTTACGTGCTGACCACTGACCGGGTGCGCCACCTTTACCGCCAGCTTTGATACGGCTAAACTGTTGCTTCCTCATTCCGGGCTTAGTATAGTTGCCAGCTTCATTAACTCTCCTCTTGCTTTTCGGCGCACCGCCTTGCGAAAGGCTAACCCTTCTAGCTGGTTTCTTTTTCGCTTTTGTTTTTGCTGTCTTCGCCATCTCGCTAATCTCGCTTCTCTGTGTTGGTCTGATGCTATACGTTCATACATAGGTACTTCCCCCTATCTACTTTTCCAATATCCTTCGCCATAATCGTGCAGTATTTCTTCGTCTTGCTTTATATCTGTTAAAGCAAAAAACTTAACAAAACGGTCATCTGATTCACAGGCTTCCCATTCTGCATTTGGAGCATCACTGTGGTTGTAGACCATGCCTAATCCTAACACAACCATGAAGTCAGTGTCACCTTCATATGGAGAGTAGAACATATAGTTATGAAGAATACACTCATCACCTACGTCATTTTCAGTGACAAACAAATAAGGACATAACTCAATCGTATCGCCTTGAGCATAATCCCTATCTGCAAAAACACCATGACCATGTATCTCAGAATCTTTTACATAGGGCATTATTTTTTCTTATCTATTAGGGTCATAAAATTCTTCACAGGCTGTAGTTACAACTAGCTTACTAGCCGTACCTGCGGTGCATTTAATAATATCACCTGCATGTAGATACAAAGGTCTGTCTACACTAAAGATAGACTCGTATGAACCACCCGCAATATTATGGGCAGTCAACAAGTCATACTCTGCATTATCATCTGCATGAAAAAGATGTAGGCTCAAAGTCACGTTACCCGTGTGATTATTACTTACAAACAAGTTCTCTAAATGAGAAGAAAAGTTTGCAGGTACGGTGTACACATTAGTCTTGTTAGTATTACCCAACGCAACTACTTCTGTACGAAACTTTGAGCCTGTTCCTAGTATTGGCATTGCTACTTCTTCTTAGCCATGCCGCCACGCATCATCTTTTTCTTAGACATCTTAGCCATGCCGCCGCCCATCATTTTCTTTTTAGCCATGCCGCCACGCATCATTTTCTTCTTCTTAGCCATTTTAGCTTTACCCATTGCCATCACGCAATCTCCTTCTTTCCACCACTAGGGTTTCATAAATGTCATCTGGAAAATGTTCGTAGTAATTAGATTTTTCCAGATACAAAGCTGCATCGTCTAGTTTAGAAAGTTTCTGCACAAAGACCATACAGTACGATAAGCTGTTATCTGTAACTCCATCATCTACGAGGAAGTCTAGTCCAGCTTCTGCTGCGTCATAGTCAGGGTGAAACACCATTAGGTGTAAATCAATACCAGCTATAGACATCAACTCATTCATGCCATCACATAGACCATCAAGGTAATCCATGTCCGGCAAATCTTCATTAGCCCATACTACAATATCATATTCGTGGCTATCGAACTTACGGATAGCTTGTAGCAGTCCGTCTATACCTGTGTTTATACTAAAGACTACTTTATCATCAGCCCATGCTTTACGGGCGTATGGACAAGGTGGCAATCCATTTAGCTTTGCATTGGGTACTTCAAGAAAGTCTTTTGACCAAGTGCGTATATCTTGTTCAACTCTATGCACGTCTGTTCCGTTTACCAGCCGTAGCAGTACGTGGAAAAGACCTATTCTGTGAAGCCCTTTGCAGAGTAAGATTGCCCCTACGATTGTCACGAGGATTGCCATTCTTGTGTGCTATATCCTTACCAGCCGTATTTACGCCAGACTTCTTGACTATTTTACGTGCAGCATTACGCCCAGCACGATTAGCCTTTTGTACAGGCTTAGAGTGGTAGTTAGCATACTCTTTCTTGTAGTTACGTTTTTTAGTGGGAGCCATTACTTACCTGTAATTTTTTTATAGGCTTCTGGGCTTGCAGCTTTTAGTGCCTTCAGGCCGGGGTTATCTTTAACCATACCACCTGCTGCATACATATGCTCTTTGCCGCCAGACATACCGCCACGCATCATAGCAGTTTTCTTCTTAGGGTTTTTCATTTTACCCATGCCAACACTAATAGCAATTACTGGTACATCTTTTTTCATGTCACCGCCCTTACTTAATTCACGTATCATCTTCTTAGCGTCTTTAACTTCTTGCACTGTATGTTCAGATTTATTCTCAAGAATTGATCTAGCTTCTGTTACGGTCATTTCTTTTTACCTTTTTTAAGATTACCCTGTGTCCCACGTGCTGCTGCAGCGGCAGCTTTACTACCTGTACCGCCGTACAAAGCCATAAGTCTTTTACGATCTGCATCACTGCTAGGGAAAATGTTACCCTTTGGTCCAAACCCAGCATTTTTACCTGCAGAGATACTTGTGCGTTTTGCGGCTGCACCCTCTTTTGCTTTATCGGGTGATGTACCCGTAGTAGATTTTCTATTTTTATCACCTGCATTAGCTGGTCGATACTGTGGGGCTTTTTTTGTACCTGCATTGCCGGGTTGATACGAGGCTCTAGGTTTTGATTTAGATTTATCTGGGCCTGTCTCACCTACACCAACTACAGGCTTACGATCTGCTTTTACCTTAGTATTTTTACGGGTAGCACGTTCTAATACTGCTAAACCAACAACCCCAGCTGCAACTTTTTGTGCGTTAGTGAGTCCCTTTTCAGCTGGTGCTTTAGGTGGAGACTTTAAAGTTTTCTTAGGAACTGTTTTGTCTGTACCCTGTACACGTTTCATAGGTTTAGGTTGCGCAGTTTTCTTAGCGGCACTACGGCCTCGTACTGCGACTGCTGTACCGGGTTTTGACATAACTGTTGTTTTGCCTGACTCTGGTTTAGGTTTAGGTGTTGACTTAGATACTGTCGGGGACTTTGTTTTACTAGATGCTTGCTTTGCTTTCTTTGCAGCAGCAATAGCCTTACGTGCAGCGGCAATAGCCCTAGCACCCTTTAAACCCTTATAAACTAACATTCCTCCACGAATTACCGCACCCGCAGGTAAAAGAGTCAAAGCAGCAATGCCTAACTCTTTCATAATCATATTAGCATTTTCATTTTGCTGGCGACTTCCACTAGTACGTGGTTTATTTCTTCCTGATGTAGCCATTGGTATCTCCTATTACCATTTTACTTTATGAGACCAGTACTTCGCTGACAGCTTGCTGGTCGGCTTGCCCTGTGCATTGTGACGTGCATAGTAGGACTTCTTACGTGCTTTGTCTTTAGCAGACTTAGGATTCTTCCCAGCACCTGATACGCCCTGCTGTCCAAAGCGAATGAATTTATATGTGTCACCTTCTTTAGCCATGACACAGTGTGACTTAGTTTTATGATTAGGTGTACGTTTAGGAACATTAACTTTCGTTAATCCTTCCTCTTTCATTTTAGTTTTTACTCTTTCAGGTATAGCCATCTTACGTGGACACTCCCGTAGTACACTTATACTTAAATGTATGAGGTGCAGGTAACATCATTTGCATAGCTGTTATCATTTCATATGACCTTAACACACATTCCTCTTGAGTTTTATATGGGCCACGAGTGTCCTCTGCTTTTACACAGTTATCTGGCATACCAATGACACAAGCTAGTACTATTGCTGTAAACATATCTATTCGTTTCTTTCTGTCCAGCCTTCGGCTCTCATAGCATCCTCTACATGCTTTAAAGTAAAGGAACGACCATAGTGTGCCTCTACTGCCTGTCTCACGTAGAACACATCACTGTGGGGTATATGAAGTTTATCTAGGGTATTGTTAACTATTGCACTGTAAAATGCTTCAAGTACATTGTCTGTGTATAGTTTTACAGATTTCTTCGTCATTGTCAAGAACTTTCTTCTTAAACACGGATATATCACTCTAGTTTCATGTATGTGTATAGTTAAGTGTACACTTAAGTGTATTAACAAAGAAACTTTAGGCCAGTTAAATGTTATATCTAAGTGTTTTTATAATTTAACTAAGGACAGTTAAGTGTAACACTTAAGTGATTCTAGTTATAGTGTAATTATACTCAATTTTAGCATGTTTGTCAATAGCACTTTTTATACATATACGTAAATTAAATATATAGTGTGACATTTTTGCAACACTATAGGTATAGTTGCCTAAAAAATAGGCATGTTGCACACTACTTGTGCATGTGTATGTGTCTATTACCTTTGTGGTTAACACTTAATTTTACTGATCTGTGTATTTGTACATGTATATATACTCCCCTACGTGGGGTGGCTCCTGCCCGTACCCCTCAAAAACAAATAGTAGTGTCACCATGCAGCCAAAATAAAAACATTATGCGACAAAATAGCTATAAATCACTGTTTTTATTAACGTTTTAACAGCCCATGTGTAAAAGATAATAGAACATGCATCAATTGACGTTTGAAAACATGGGATTGAAGGCACGTTTTACCAGATCATACCCCGTGCTTTATGGCCGTGTATGATATCCCCTATCAATACTTATATAATACAAATAAAAAAATTTATTTTTGATCGTGCTATTGAATAATGGTAATTGATACCTATCTAAGAATTACATTCATTTTTAATTGAAAGGCGTTAGCTATGAAACAAATTGAAACAAATACAGGCGATATCGTGAACGAGATAGCATTGCGGCACGTTGGCGTTGGCGATATTCTAAAGCGCAAGCCCAATGCCAAAACAGTCTTTATCGTCAATCATTACGATCGTGCCAGCAAAACATGGTCTTTGTCTGACTGGCATGATATGAACCGCGAGATATTCTTAAAATCTGATACGCTAGTTTATGTGGGTTTTGAATTTTAATTTTACAGGATAAGGGAATAAACCAATGGAAAAAGTTTACACGCAAGTTTCACACAAAATCGCTGTCAAAAACATTAAGGCAATGTTTAAAGCATCGTCTCAAACACAAATTGACGCTGGCATGGCATGGTATCAAAACGCGCAAGATCAGGCGCAAGCGATAGCCATAAAGCACGACATGCCGGTTTATATCGTTGTTGCTGTTATTGCCGCATTGTCGCCTAATAATAAATGGGCGCGTAACTTGCAAAATGCCGATGATCTTATCGCCGGTTTTATTGCCGGTGATGCAATTGAAACAATCAAAGTTTCCACATATCACAAGATGAAAGCGAAAGCATGGGCAATTCTGCAAGATATCCCCGATTATGACATGGCAAAAACCATGCTAAACGGTCAAAAAATTACGTCATTTTTCATGGATATTATGGGCGAGTTTAATGTCACGATAGACGGACATGCGCGTAATATCGCTTATAATGAAAGAGTAGGATTAACAGACGATCGCACAAATATAGGCGTTAGAGAATATCGCGCATTGCAAGAGGCCTACTATGAAGCGGCGCGTGATCTTGATCTGATGCCATATCAATTACAGGCCATTACATGGACAACATGGCGCGAATTACACGGGATTGTATAGACAATGGATATTCAAAACTTATCACCTAATAGGCTCGTGCCTTATTATCTAATGTCGGGCTATCTGTACTATCATGCCAATGCGCAAGTTTTATCAGATGATGACTACG